ATCGTTCTGCATATAAGAACGCTCTCAGAACGTCTGCGACAACTACGAATACAGCTTACCGGAGTGCGGACTACGAACGTTGGAGTAAGCAGGATTTTATACTAGGCATCGAAATACAGCGCTCGGCCAATAATCGTGGACCGTGCAAAATCTGTGATGCAATGGTCGGTAAATATCCGAAAACGTTCAAGTTTACAGGCTTTCATCCTTTTTGCATCTGCTTTGCTACTCCTATCACCATGGAACCGGAAGATTTTGCCGATTTCTTGTTGAATGACACGGTTCCGCAAGGTCAGACTATTACGGATATTCCCCAAACAGCAAAGGATTTTGTTGACGAGAATAAAAACGGATTGCAGTCTGCTTTCTGGTATAAGGATAACTTTAGCAAAGAAGGAGATTTGCAAAAAGAGAGAACTCCTCAGCCTATTACCCCCGAAGTCATAAAAGTATCAAGAACAAAGCGCATCAAGACCGACACTGAGAAAAATTATATTCAAAAGAGATGGAATGAACGAAAACTATATAATAAAATAACCAATACAGAGAACGAAATACGTCTGAATAAAAAGTTTGAAACAGGAGTTATATTCGACAAGGATGGCAATGTTATAATAGATAAACGCGGAGCCAAATATAGTGTTGCGTTTTCGGATGAAGAATGTGCAAAGATGAAAGATTGCATTTTCACGCATAATCATCCTAGAGGCTGGGGATATCCTGAAAAGAGTTTAGGACGTATAGGCAGTTCTTTTAGTATAGAAGATATATCACTTGCTGTATTTCATGACTTATCTGAAATGAGAGCTGTAACACCGAACTATACATTTATAATAAAACGTCCAGATGCAGGCTGGGGAGATTATAAAGAAATAGAAAAAATAATAGATAAGGAAAATAAAAAGCTAAGAAGGGAGTTTGGAAATAGGATCAACAATGATACTCTTACTCCAGGGCAGGCAAATATTACGCATTATCACCTTCTTTGGAAAAAGGTAAGTAAATTGCTTGGGTGGGAATATTCAAAGCTTAAGACTCGATAGAATCTTCTTCAAAGATAATTTCCCCTGTTTGGTTGGGTAGGATTTTATTATGACTGTCTTTTCCAGATAAGAGCCCGTCTGGAATTTCTACCGGAAATGCTTTGCAAGTATAATTCTCCCAATCAAAGTGCTTGCATTTAGCACATTGTGAGCTATATAAATTCAAATACTCGTGCCTGTCATTTATTTTAAAGATTCCTTCCATACACAAATGTACTCTTTTAGTTCTAAAATAAAATATAAGGGAAGGAAAAAATTACTTTCCTTATATTTTAAAGGAAAATCGTTATGACAATCATTGATGCTATTAAAAAAGGCTTAAAAGCCGCAGGTGTAAACGAAAAGTACGCTGCTAAGGTGCAGAAACTATTCAAAATCGAAAAGGAAGAAGATATCGACACTTATGTTGCCTTGTTCAAGGACAATATTCTTCCTGACCTTGAAGATACATCAGCAGTAGAAAAAGCGAAAAAGGATGCTATTGCTGAGTACGAGAAGAATAATGGTCTGAAGGACGGTAAACCGGTTAAAAAGACAAAGAAAACGGCAAAATCCGAAGAAGATGATGAGGACGAAGACAAGGACGAAGATTTCGAAGGCTTGCCTGCTTCTGTTGTTAAGTTGTTGAAAGCCCAGCAGAAACAGATTTCCGAGTTGGCTGCATCTGTCTCTACTGTTGCTACAACAGTCACTACTTCTACGAAGCAGGCATCTGCTAAAGCATTATTTGCAGATTCTAAACTCCCTGCAAAATGGTTCAATCGTATTGACGTCAACTCTGAAACTTCTGTCGAAGAGCAGATTAAAGAGCTTCAAGAAGAATTTGCCGAAATCAAACAATCTGTTATTGATGATGAGGTCGCCGGTGGTGGTTACAAGCCTAATTCCTACAAACCTAAAGAACGTTCAGAGAAAGAATGGCTGGAACTAATGGAGGACGAGGAAGGTGCTAATAACGGGACTGCAAGCCTTGGACTTGAAGAATAATAATTAATAATTAAAAGCTATGTTCAGAAAAAAGCAAAGTGAATTTCAGTATGCTCCCGGTATCGAAAAGATTATCGAGGACATTCAGGGCGGTGGAACCATCGCCCGTGCGGAACTGAAGGGAATCATCGACGAACTTCCTCCGCTGGTAATTGTAGGCAAGGACGCTAACGGCCTTTATCATGTAGTTAAAACCGGAAAAGTTACCGCTGTTGCAGCTGCCGATGCTGTAGTCATTCAAATAGCAAAGAATCATGTGTTTAAAGTTGGGGAAGCTGTTACAATCGGCGGTGCTTTATCCGGGGCCTCTGATGTTATTTCAGCAATTGATAAAACCAATCCGGCTTATGATACAATAACTCTTGATGGAGCTATTGGAGCTGCAAAGGTAGATGACGTATTAATTCTTGCTACTGCTAAAGCTGCAGCCAAAGCTGCTAAGTTCAAGTATACACCGGAAGTTATCACAATGAACAAGGTTGACGTAACAGTTGCTAATCAGCAATCCGGTCTCTTGGTGCGTGGAACTGTTAATGAGGCAGTAATGCCCTACCCTATTGACGACGCTACCAAGGCGTTGCTTTCTTTTATCCGTTTTGTGTAATCCATTAAATTATAATTATATATGGAAAGAAGTTTAATTAAACAAGTGAACCGCAAGAATATGGGTGCCCGCCTTAACTCACGCAAGGTTAAGCCGGTGTTCTTCCCTAATTTCTTCGGTGTAAAACAGAAAAATTCTCTGAAATGGGAAACTCTTACAGGTGAAAAAGGTGCACCGGTTATCGCTGACGTTATTTCATTTGATTCTTCTGCACCACAGAAGAAGCGTGAAGTCATCGGCAAGATGTCAGGTGATATTCCTAAGACTGCTGTAAAACGCGGTATGAATGAAAGTGACTGGAATGAATACCAGCAACTCAGCCGTGATTGTGAAGGTGATTCGGATTTGAAAACCCTCCTTGACCTTGCGTTCAAAGATCAGGATTTTGTATATAATGCTGTTCGCGGTCGTTTTGAATGGTGGTGTATGCAGTTGATGTCCAAAGGTGGATTCGTTCTCAATTCAAGCAATAACAATGGTATTGTTACCGAAGAATTTGTAGGCTGTGGTATGCCTAATGAAAACAAGAAAGTTGCTGCAGTGGATTGGTCTAAGTCTACAACGGCCGACGGTTTGCAGGATATTGAAGATACCGTAGTTGCCGCTTCTGCTGAAGGTGTCACTATCAAATACGTAGTAATGCGTAAAGATAGATTTGCTCTATTGAAGAAGCAGAAGGCTGTTATCGAAAAAGTTAGGGGCTGGATTAATCAGAAAGAAAAGCTGACTATCTCCAAAAAAGTTATCAATGAGTATCTTGCCGCCCAAGAGAATACGGAAGGTGTTCAGATCGTTCTTGTAAGTCCATCCGTTCGTATTGAGAATGCCGCTCATCAACGTACTACAGTAAATCCATGGGAAGCTGCCAATATTTGTTTCTTGGAAGATTTGCAGTGTGGCGACGTTCAACATGGACCTATTGCAGCAGAGCATTCTGTTGAATACAAGAAGAAAGCTTCCACGCTGAAAAAAGACTTTGTTTTTATCAGCAAGTGGTCTGAGTTGGAACCGTTCAAAGAGTGGACTAAAGCGGAAGCTAACGCAATTCCGGTAATCAATGACCCTGATGCAATGTACATCATGAAAACTGATGGCCAGGCATGGACGGAAGGTGAAGATACTGAAAAAACAGACGAAGAGGGTTATTAATTATCTATTATGGCAACAATCAGAGAAACAATACTAGAATATCCATCTATTGAGGATATGGAAGGCTTCTTGGATAAGGTAGTCTTCATTAAGCGGGGTATCAACCCCGAAGCAGAATGTACTACTGAAAGCATGAAACAGGTCGGTCTTTGTGTCGCTGATATGTATGCCATGATAGTAAACTCACCGGATTTCAGTGAAAATAAGCTTTCTATCACTCATCCCCGTTCTTTCTATATTCAGACTGCAAAGCAGCTGTATATAGAAAACGGGGAGCCGGAGAAGGCGGCTAAACTTGGCAAGCGAATCATTATCAAAGGAAGGGCAGGTAACAGATGGTAAAACGGTATCCACATACGGCGATAGTAACTATGTCTGCTAATGGGCAGCTTGTTG